CAAAACCTATACGGATATTCTTAAACCTATATGTGTTCATAACTTGAGCGAAATTGTCATTCATGAATGAACTATTTATACCTATATAGTCTTCTACGGGTTTAAAACTATTTAAAATTTGAGTATTAGTTTTCGCCAACTGCTCAGCAACAGTATTTTTATTGTCATCGAATTCTTTTTGAGATGGAGCTAAATTTTGCCAATTCCCACTCTGATCTTTGAACTTTATTTTTCCCATTTATCAACATTCCTTCATAAACTTCTTAAATTCTTCAGGCATTTCATTTATTTAATAAACTTTATATTTTCTAGCATTTTTAACACCCTTGTGAGAACACAATTGTCGCTGTAACGTTCTCGCACTGATATCAATATCTTTACTACAATGCGTTTTATTATCCCATTTACCTATATATTTATTATTTTTATCGAATACAACAAACTCTCTGTACCATTCTCTTATTCTTGTGATTATTTCGTTTAATTTTTCATCGCTCTATTCATCTTTAAAAATTAGTATATATCCTTGTGTTGAATTCTTAATTCCAGTTGTTATTCCTGCACCAATATCTTGTGAAAATTGAGATTGAGAGATTGCAGATTTAATATAGTTTCCATTTAAATAAAATACAGACAACTCTCTACCGCCATATCTAAGTGACATATCATCTGCGTTATGCTCATTACGCTGATTGAATTGACCACCAGTAGACATATTGTATCCATGATGATAAGTATCATAATGTTTAATCCAATAGGCTTCTTTCTCATCTAATTCTTTTGCGTTACTTGCTACATCAATAATTGACCATTCGAATTTATCTTCATTATATTTTCTTATTGCTTTATGAAAAGTAAATTCACTACCATGTTTAGCTTGATGTATATGTTCGTTTTTTCTTCTTTGTAAGCTTCTAATAGTTTGTCTTATGTATCTTTTATTGTTTACTATGTTTAATGCACAATATATGATTCCATACTCATTCAAATTGAAATTTTCCTCCAGAACACAAAAAACACTCAATTTAATGAGTGTCAGGGAATAAATAATTGTTTTTATTATTTGGTTCAGATTATTCTATGCTGGTATCTATCCACAAAATGGAATCGTCTAGTGGGGCAGAAGTGCCAATATATGTTTTGTTTAAGTTATTTAAAGCTGTTTGCATGGCTATCGAGATTGGCTTGTTAGCGTCCGATGTATTATCTACATTTGATAGTCCCACTTGTGTCTTTGTAACACTGTGAGGGTTGTCTGTGCGATTCTGGTGAGATGTTAAATTTGTTTGGACAGTATCTACATCACCAGTTAATTCTGTTTTAACATTATTTAAAGAAGTAGAGAAGGAGACAGATAAGTTATTAACAACTTGTGTTAAAGTATATGTAGAAAGTTGAACATTTTCAAGATTATCAAGAGAAGGAGTGATTTGAATTTTTGTAAAATCACTGGCTGGAAATTTTTCGATTTTACCCGTATTATATGTAACATTAAACTGAAGATTAATAATTCCATTTCCAGTAGCGTCATCTTCATCAAATGAAAATGAAATCACTCCATCACCTTCACTTAATGCTTGTATAGCCTGTTTCTCAAGTAATAAAAGATTTGATGAATTACTAAAATATACAGTTATTGAAGAAACATTAGTTAAATCAACTGGCTTATTATAAGCATCCAACAATTTAACTAAAAATATAAAATTTGTATCTCCTTCTTTGATAATTGTTCCTTTATTTAATATTTCAATCGAATTAGAAGGTAGGTCTGTCAATGATTATCACTCTTTTCTATTAAAGACAAATAAACTTTATCCAATAACAGTCACCTGATATTGATTTGTAGTTGGGGCAGACGCAAATGTAATCGTAATAGTGTTCACAGTAGTCATTTGTATTGTGCTTGGCGTTACAATCTCATATGGAGATGCAACTGCACGAATAGATATAAAGCAATTTTGAGTATTTAAATTATGAGTAATCACATATGATGTAGCTGACCCATCACCAATTTGTGTTGTGTACTTTGTAACTAATACTGAAGAATCCATCCCATCTACCGTATCAGCGTCTAATCCAGATCCTGATCCATCTACTGTTTTAATCTTTGTTAATACATCGGAAGCTGTATAGGATGATGATAAAAGGGCATCAGTTATTCCATAACCTGATATAGTTGTAGGATTTGTCCCTGCTGTCACACGTCCTTTTGTATCAACTGTTACAGATTTATATGTTCCTGCGGTTACTCCGCTAGTAGAAAGACTTAATGGAATTGTGATATTTGCTGACCCGTCAAAACTCGTGGCTGTGCCGATTGCATCTCCCGAAGCCCCGATGGTTCTTGATGTTTGCAACTTAGTTGCTGTTACAGCATTCCCATCAGCGTTCCCAGTTATAGATGCAGGAAGTTTACTATTAGAATCCAATTTTAAAATTTTTGAAGCAGTAGCAGTTGTAACTACATCGCTGATATTGACTGCGTCTGTTATCCCATATCCACTCAAAGTGGTTGGGTTAGTACCAGCAGTAACTCGTCCTTTACTATCGACTGTGACTGACTTATATGTACCAGATGTAACACCAGAACTTGCTAATGTTAGTGGAATAGTTATGTTACTAGAACCGTCAAATGATGTTTCCGTTCCAGTTACATCTCCTGATGCAGCAATTGTTCTAGCTATTTGTAGTTTTGTAGATGTAGCTGAATTTCCAGTAATATCTGTTGGAAAATCACCATTTGTATCAAGTTGTAAAATTTTATTTGCTGTGGGAGTTGTAACCACCTGTGAATCATCAACTTTAGCATCTAGTGCTGTTTGTGTAGCTGTCGATATTGGCTTATTTACATCAGATGTATTATCAACGTTAGATAAACCTACCTGAGATTTAGTGACATTGTGTGGGTTGCTTGTATTTGATGTGTGCGCAGTTAAATTAGATTGAACTGTATCAATATTTGTCTGAAGAGTTTGATCTTCATCATTTAATTCTTGATGAATTGAAACAATAGATGTTAATGCAGACTCTTGTATTTCATTTTTAACATCATTAAAGGTGTTAAAAGAAACGGAAGAGAAATTTGTTAAATTATCATTTGATTCGTCAACATAAATTTTTATAAAATCATTGGCTGGAAATTTTTCAATAGTAGAGCCACTATAAGTTACATTAATTTGAATATTAATTATTCCAGATCCAGTAATGTCTGAACTTAAAAATTTAAATGAAATAGTTCCATCGGTTGGCGTTGTACTTAATACCGCATCTTTTTCAAATAAAAAGGTATCATCTGCGCGACTAAAATAGACTTTAACTGTTGATCCAGTTAGATCAATTGGCTGTCCGGTTTCATCTGTTAATTTTATTTGAAAATTAGCGTTTGTATCTCCTTCTTTAATAGAAGAGCCCACATTAAGCAAAATTGCAGAGTTGGAAGGAGGGAAAGAAGAATCTGACAATATGTATCACTTCTTTATGAAATGTTTTCCTTTTATTCGTATAAAATTGAGAATTTAATTATTAAAAACCAAACATATCATCAATAACATCTTCAGAATGGTCTTTACTATATGATTTCGTTACATCAGTGGAGCTGTGATGCATCATCACGGCAACGTCTTCTAGAGTATATTTACGTATGTTTCCATCTTTATCTTTTAATCTAGGATCTTCACCTTGAAGTAAACATTCACAACGAGAATGACGGAGAGAGTGAGGGAAGAATTCAATTTCTTTTCCTTCAATTTCTGAAAGAATATCAGACATTTTTACAATACGTTCATAAAGTGTGTTATAAGTTATTTCTGACTTATTATCTCCTTCGCCACGAATCCATAATGATTCAATATCATCTTCGCCACGCTGTTCTAAATATTGTTTAATTAATTCTTTAGTATCATTGAGATAGACAAGTTGAAATGTTTTACCACGTTTACCAATAACAACATTCGTTTTATTGCTATTTATCAAATTTTCTTTCTTAACTTGGAATAGTTCGTTCCGTCTACCTGCGCTATCAAAAGCAAGCATGAGTAAAACTGCATCTTGTAATTGATTTCTTTTAATCAATTCTTCACGTAATTTCATTACTTGTTCAAATGATAAGAAGAAATCATCCTCGTTTGTTCTCACAGGAGCTTTAGGAAGTCCATGAACCTTTTTAGCAATATTGTTGTCGTAATCATATTCGTCATCGTCTTCAACATAAGTAAGCATAGAACGTACTGCGCTCATTAAACGATTTGTTCTAGCGTTACTTACTTTTAATTCATCAGATAGCCAAATACTAAAACTACGGAAATCTTTCTTTTTCAAATCAGTAATTGTTTTATTGTTTCTTTTCTTCAAAATGTAGATTAAAACAATTCGCAAATCATTTTGATATTGTTTAATTGTACTTTCTTTCATTTTCCTTTGTTTGTATTCTTCAATAAAGTCTTGCATAATATCTTTATTTTCTTGATTGACTTGTTGCCAATCTGCATCAGTATAAATTCGATTATATGTACGTCCACGTTTAGTCACTTAACATCATAGCCTTTACTTTTTAAACTTTTTATTAAACTTTTATCTGCAAGTTGATTATCCTTAATATCTTGATCA